AGCCAGCATGATTTCTGCGGTGCTAATGAAACCTGAAACCGCTGGATACCGTGATTATCAGGCGCAGCTCGTCGCGGAAATCCTGACTGGCAAGCCACAGGGATCGGATTACACCAACGCAGCCATGCAATTCGGGACTGAAACCGAGCCCCTTGCCAGATCAGCGTATGAGGCCGAGACAGGCTTCAATGTTGACGAGGTAGGGTTATGCATCCATCCGAATATAGACCGCGCCGGAGCCTCGCCTGACGGTCTGGTGGGGCAGTCTGGGTTGGTAGAGATCAAGTGCCCCAAACCTGCCACTCACCTTGCAAACCTGATTGCCGGAGCTGTCCCGGCTGGCTACAAAAACCAGATGATGTGGCAGATGGCGTGTACAGGTCGGGACTGGTGCGATTTCGTAAGTTTTCGGCCTGACCTGCCGGAGAACCTGCAATTGCTGATTGTCCGGTTCAAGCGCGATGAGAAAGAAATAGAAAGACTGGAAACAGCGGTTAATGCTTTTCTGGTGACAATTGACGTAATGATTAACAAACTCAAAGGATATAAATAATGCACGTTTCAATAGTTTGGCATGACAAAAGTTTCAACATTCTTTTACATTCAAGCGAAGGTAAAGATGCGTTTCTTGAATTGAAAGGTTGCCGGATTCAGCAATCTCAAAAAGGCGAGTTCGTATCTATGCCGAGCACCAAGAACGCAACGACAGGAAAGTATTGGAACCACGCGTATATCAATCAAGCGTTTCAATCAAAAGTTTTAGAGCTTGCAAAAGCATCGCAGCCTAAACAAGAAATAGAACTGAAAAACTTTTCTGATCTTGATGAAAATATTCCATTTTAGGAGCCCGCATGAGCAGCAACGCATTTACCCAGCTTGACCAAGAATATACCGAGCGCGAGGATTATTTGGCCAACCGAGCAGAGGAGCGCAGCCAGAAACCGTCAATAGATCCTTGCCCTTTCTGCGGTCACAACGACATTGAAGTTGACGAGATCGAGATCGGCATCATTGCGATCTGCTGCCCTGAGTGCATGTGCATCGGGCCGCACCAGGACGGAAGCCAGTCGGTTGAACTGGCTATCGAAAAGTGGAATCGACGGAAATGAAAGAATTTCGACTAAAGGTTAGCGTCCGCAACAATTTGTTGTTATCGGCAATCGAGGCGCAGGGTTACGTTTCGGTAGCCGAATTCGAGCGGTCTTGCGAGCTTGTTGTGGGCAGTATAAATAATCTTGTTGCGATGCGAGAAGCACCTATTTTGCAAAACGGAGAGTTTTCGCAGAAAGCAAAACTGGTGATGGAGGTGCTGGGCGCTGCACCACTTGACCTATGGACGGAGCAGCAACTTATTATCAAGCTCAAAACAAATACCGGAGAACGTGCAATAGATGCAAACCTCGTGCAGCATTTGCTAGAGCAGACAGCTCAAACAAATTACCTGCCATCACCTGAAGATTCTCTGTTGTCGGCAGAAACATCGGCAATCGTAAATGAGGTGTTAAGTTCTTTAAATCCGCGAGAAAAAGAAGTGCTGCACGAAAGATTCGGAAATGAAGATACATACGAAAACGTTGGGAAAATACACAAAGTTTCTAAAGAAAGAATACGGCAAATAGAGTTGAAGGCTTTGCGAAAGTTGCGACACCCCAAATATGTGTCAATTTTAAAGGAAATTTATTGATGACCTCCATAATTGATAAACAAAAAAAAATGACGCTAACGCAATTCAAAGTTGTTCTTGCAAAGTTTATGCTCGCCCGACAAAAATATTTACAGACACACTCAAGCGCAGCTAACACAGCATGGCGAGCTGCCGATTCGGAGCTGGCGCTGGCATACAACAGATATATGTCGGAGGGACGGAAATGAACATCATCGAATGGGCAAAACAGTTATATAAGTTGCCATCAGTAGAAGCCATGATGATTTCAGAGTTGGAGGAAGCTCGTCGTGATTTGTTGATAGCAGAAACCGCGTCGGACTACGCTGAAAGCGCGGTGATCTACAACCGGCAGCGGATCGAACGCCTGACTGCCTCGTTGACCTCCGCAATAGCGCACGACAAGTCGGTGAGTAGGTATGAGTACGTAAAAGAACACTTTGATGAAATCTATCAATTACCTATCTGGACAAATGATGGTAATCCCGATTACCGTATTCATTCAGATAAATTTGACGCGGCAATCGACGCGGGAGTGCGGGAAATGAGCGATACGCAGAGGACGGATGCTGCCGTTCACCCCACAATCAAGGAGGAACTATGAGCGGGTTTCAAGTTCACAAAATAGTTGAGACTCTGGACGGGGCTGTTGTGAGACGCCAGCATTGGACGACTTGTAACGTGTGCAAAGGTCGGCTTGAATCAGCGCAAGAATGGTCAAGACACAGGGCCATGCACACGGTGATTACACAGAGTGATTTGGACTGCCATATTCCGCAGCATATTTTGGAGAAAAACTATGAGTATTAGCGTCTGGACTAACAAAAACCCGTTGGACGCAGAATGGGTTGGGCCGAACCAAAGTGATAAATACGAACAGATTAAAGATATAAAACATCTGAATCCAGTAGAAATTGAAGCAATGGTTCTCAACCACGAGCAGCAGATAAAAGATATAGCCACGCATCTGCTGGAACTCAAACAGTCGATGTTCAAGCCGGGGGGGATGAGCCTAACGACGGAGTTTAACCCTGTAATACCTGTGGCGTGGCTGTGGGATGAAGCAAAGTTTAGTGAGACTGATGTACGTGGGCGGTGCTGGAGTCCAATGATCGGCAGGATGCACCCAATGAACCCACAGATGACACGCAATATAGTCCCGTTGTATACCAAACTCAAGGAGAAGAACGGTGGATAGAGAACCTATGGAGCGCCTCATACGCATCATGGGTACGTTTGACTTGGCAACAGGCCATGCCGATACGTTTGATGAACTCCTTACTTCGCTCGAGTCGGAATTAAGTGATGTTCTTGGGCATTACCGCGAGGCGTTGAAAGTTAACGAGCAGCAGATAAAAGATATCGAGGCGCACCTGTTGGAGCTTAAGCAGACATCATCTTCCCGGCAGCATCCTGAACCCGCGCCACCCGGTTAAACCAGCCCTTGCCGAAGGTATTAAAAGTTGGCAGTGATTGGTAAAACGCCTCTTTTTCGTAACTGAAACTCTCTACGAGATCCGACGGGTCTGCAGCGGTCGCAGCGGCTAGCGTGGCCCTGCCGATACTGCCATCAGCGGTCACACCTAGCGCCGCCTGTAGGAGCTTTGCAGCGCGTCCTGGGCCCATGTTTACAGCAGCATCGAATACGGCGTAATCAACGCCTCGCGGCAGATCGTCGCACTTGCAAGCGTCCCAGTATTTTGCTTTGTACATCGGTGCTACTAGCTCCGGTGTCAATGCCCGCATCTCGGCCTCGTCAACGCCGCGCTTAACCCAGTCTCGCCATGCTTTCTGAGTCACACCCAAGTTGGTCATGCCGCCCGGATCTGATTGATGATCGACGAAACCACCTTCTGCTGCCAGCACCAGCGCGAGAGATTTTTCAAAGTTTGAAATCATCTGCTGCTCTCCCCACCTTTGATTTTTTCAGCCGATCTCATTGCGCCAAGGCCCAACATACCCATCAAAATCTGCAACGTAAGGTCGGTGCTGATGACCGGAAAATCTCCAACGTAGCCAAACCAAACCTTTGCCGCGAACCGGGCGAACGGCTCGACCAGTGCGGCGTAGGCAAGTCCAGCACCACACACCCATCCGATACCAGGGCGCCAGCCCGCTACGAACCAGTTGGTCGATTTAGCTTCCTCGATGTTGGTTTGGATTTGCAACTTTGCCAGATCCGTTTCAGCGGCAAGATGGGCAAGCTCCCCGGCCTGCTGCATCTTCAGCAGCTCCAGCTGCGCCGCCGCTTTAGCTGCCGGATCTGGAAACAGCCGGTCGATCAGACCTTTGCCGATGTCAAAAATGCCGGAGAGCAATAGAGGATTCATTTACCCGGCACATTACCGCCGACAGGGTTTGCTGCCCCAACCGGCGCGGCGGTGAACGACATAGTGCCTGGGGGCACATGCCCGTTATTCCACGGCGATTCGTTGATCGGGCCGTAGCAGTTGGCGAGCTGCACTCCGTTAACCTTTTTAACCTGCTTGGCGCACAAGAACGACCATTGGTTACTCATGCCGCCACCGGCCTCGGTCGTGGTGGTAAACGTGCGTGGTGTCATCGTGACCACCGTCCAGCTAGGCGCTTGCGGATACTCAGTAACCGTCGAGAACAACGACCAGACTTTACCCGGCGGTGCTTTGCAGCTACCTTTCATCAAATCCGCATTGGCAACGGCTTTGCCGTTTAGCACCGGACAGACCGCCATGCCTTCCTGAAACTCTTTACCGTCCACGCGGATTGTCTTGCCGGTAGGATTGCTGGCCGAGGCCGCACACAATGCATACTCACCATTGCAGATCATCAGATTTGCAGCAGATACACTAAACGGCAGCAACGCTAAGAGCAGTAGTTTTTTCATTTGTCGGCCTTGTTTTCCAATTTATCAAATATCTTGGCAAGCATCTCTTTAATGCCTTTGATGTCCTCCCGGTAATCATCCCGCGCAACGTAGGTTCTTGGCAATTCCTCCCGCAACCTTGAAAGATCAGATTTCAAATCTTTGACCGCACCCCACAGTTCTCGCGCAAACCAGCCAATGATTGCAAAACCGCCACCAATAAGCGCGTTTATAAAATGTTGGTTTTCCATTAAGCTACTTCTAGTGCGGCAAGTGCTTTTTTAAGTTTTGCCAATTCTGTTGGGTTATCCAAGATCATATCTGTCAAAGATTTTGGAGGATAAATTTGTATTTTCTCTGGTGGATTTGGGTCTGTAAATTGACCATCTGCATACACCCATCCAATACTCACAACCTCCGCTTGTATAGCAATATGCCCATTTTCAAATCCAGATGGAGGCGTAGACGGTTGCTCATCATATTCAACAACATTAACAACAACATTATTTTTAACAATCGCGTATTTGTTCATACGTAGTACTCCGTAACAATAATCACTCCAGATCCACCAGCGCCGCCGGTTCCTCCACCTGTACCGGAAGCTCCACCAGCGCCACCTGCGCCAACAGCGTAGGCATAGGTTGCCGCTGGCGCAGCTATTAACTTTTCAACATATCCAGCACCGCCGCCGCCTGCGCTCGCATAAGTCACTGAGTTACCG